CTGCCATTGTATGAACTGCACCGTGAACATTATAATTAAAATCTATAATCCCGTATTCAAATTCTGTTTCACTTCCTAAAATACCTAATTTAATCATCTTCCAAACCTCAAATTGTATGCTCTGGATTTTGAAATAATCACGTCCATTAATTTATCTCCAACACGATTGATTTCTCTATCATCTAATCTCTGGGTATTGATTACAATTGCACCTTGACTAATAACAATACTTGCTCCCGATTGTAGGGCTTTTTCCTGTTCTGGAGTTCTGACCGTTTCCTTGTCCCTCAATAAAGCCAATCCTTCTCCACCGGGAGTTGGTGCTTCAAAAACCCCTCCTGTGTGAAGTGTTGGGATTTTTGGTATATTGAATCCCCAATTTCTCCCACCATATACCGGGACCCAATCCGGTATTTTTACATTGAATTTATTAAGTGCTCCAATAATCCAATTAATGGCATTGATAAAAATATTTACAAATCCTTTTAAGGCGTTAGATAAACCTCCCCAAACTGCTTTTAATTTATCAACAAATCCGTCCCAAACCCCTAAAACTCTATCAACAATCCACCCCATTTTTTCAGACATAAAATTACCTATTGACTCCAGAAAACCAACAAGGGTTTCTTGCAATCCCGGAAAGATATTATTCAATTGTTCCAACAAAAAACCAAATGGATTCACAATAAAGGACGCTAAATTGCTGAATTTATCTACAATAAAATCGAAAATCAAACCAAATATCTCCTGCACTTTTTCCCATACTCCTCCAAAGGTGTCTGATACCCATGTAGCAATTTTGCTGAATACATCTTTTATCACGTCAATCGTTGCCTTAAAGAACTCTACTATTTTATCCCAATTCTTATAGATTAATACAATTGCGGCTACTACTGCACCTATCGCAATAATCCAAGGTGTTAGAGGATTAGCCATAGCCAAACCTATAAAACTTTTCGCACCTGCTAAGGCTGTAGTAAATCCAGAACTGATTAATCCTACTGCTTTCCCCAATCCAGAACTTGCTGTGGCAAAGATTTTCATAGCCGGACCAACTGCAATTAATGCCGGTGCAAAATCAGCCAATTGAGTAATAAAAGGCGAGAACTTCATAGCAACTTCACCTATCTGGTGTTTGATTTTATCTAAAGATGTAAACATTGTTTCATTATTTATTTTCGCGTGTTCCTCTAATACCGTGCTACTTTCTTTTACCTTTCCCTTGTATGTATCAAACTGTTCACCTGTCAATCCTAATATCTCAAGTAGCTTTCCTAAATCGCCCTCTGATTGGTTGACTGCCTGTGAAAATTCTGTTTTTGCTACTCTTGAAGTCATACCCAATTCGTGTTCCATCGCACCCAATAATGCAGCGGTATCATCTACATCAAGACCTAATTCTCTCAAATCTGGTCCCATTCTTCCTACAGTTTGCAGAAATTCATTTATATTGCCTGTTGTTTCCTGATGTATATATCCTAAAGCTGAAATCGCCTCTGCCTCATCTCCTGCCGCTACTCCTACTGCTCTCAATGCACTTGATTGGTCTGCCATAGCTACCGAACTTTCTCCTGTGGCATCTGCTAACAAATCCCAAAAGTTAGCATAGTTCTGTAAATCTTCTGCTGACTTGATACCCTGTTGTCGTCCTTTTTCCATTACTCCGATAACGTCATCAAGGCTAAAGGTAACGTTAGAGGTTTGAGTTATTAGGTCAATCATCGCACCTTCTGACATATCCATACTATTAGCTAACTTTCTCGCACCTTCTAACAATGGCGCTTGTTTTTTGGCAAATCCCTCAATAGCTATAGCCGCCGCTCCTGTTGCCGCTCCAACTTTAAGCCAATTATTCTGCATAAAGGTCGTCATACTTCCGGTTTGCTGTTTGACTTGATTCATAGTCGGAGTGATTTTATCTATTGCCTTCATTATAAATTCAATTGTATTTGCCATTACCTGCTCCTATTTACTATATCTTCCGCTTTCTTTTTTGCGTCCACATCTTTGCCTTCGTAAACTTCTTTCATTAATTTTTGTTTTCTGATATAAGCATATTGGAAAAAAATTCTTTGCCTTCTCGTCATTTCCTGATAACTGTTAGCTATTTTAAAACCCATTTCGTGCATAGCATAAATTTCTATTCCATCATCACTTTCTACGAAAGGATTTTATCTCTTCCAACTTCTCCTTATCTACGTCGCTTATTCTAAATATCTCATCTGCTATTTTTTTGATTATTCCGGGTGGAGTTATAGACCTTATTTCATTTTCTGTTATCTCCATAACCAAACCATATTTCACGGCAAGAACATATTGCTCAAACTCTGCTCTTTTTCCTTTTTCAACATTAAACTTTATTTTCATATTTTTCTGCGTTTCTTCGTCATCGTATACTTTCTTGCCATTCACATTTTTATATACCGGCTCTACCCCAATATCATAAGCATCGCTTGACTTTGCCTCAATCTCTGCCCATTGTGCCTCGTTAAGTGGTCTGATTTCTACTTCTCCACCCAGAGATTCAATATACACTTTTTCTGTTTTATTTGTCCCTCTTAAAAGGTCTTCACGAGTTAATAATTTTTTATCCATTTTGGCTTTCCTTTCTTATTTAACTTTCAATATCATTGTCCATATCATCATTATTATTTTCCAGAGTTGCCAATAATTCTGTTTCCACTTCGGTAACTTCGTCTGCCAAAGTAACCGTATCAACAATTGCATATCCGCTGAATGCTTGGTCTATTGGTGCTCTACCACTTGGAGGCGCACCTATTTTTGTATATTGGACTTTCGGAAAATTCAATTGCAAACTTCCGTCATCTCCGCCATCGATAGTAACTACAATTGCTTCATCACTTGGTCCGTCATCACCAATTCCTGTTGCCTGTCCCCAATATTTTTCATATTCAGAGGTATCCAAATAATGTAATACTCCACTCAAATCAACATTTCTTGCACCAATAGGTAATCTGCAAGGGTATCGAGTTCCAACACCTTTCCCTTTTGCTACATCTACATTGTTTGATATGTTTATTGTCATATTTTGAATTTTACAATTATAAGGTGTTCCTCCGAAAGTTACACCTGCGGCAACAAAGGTTAACTTTTTTTCTGAAAACAAGCTCAAATCAGCTATGGCTTTTAAATCGTCTTTATGACTTTTTGCGGCTATACAATCAACCGTGCATAATAACCAATCTCCACCTATCTCTAACTGTAAGCTGTTTATTGTTGTCCCTGTAAAAATGTGTTCAAAATGGTCTTTACCAATACGAGCAGTAAAACTTGGTAATGCCGTATCTTCTTTTCCATAAATCTCGTGGGTATTTGTTCCTGCACCTCCGTCAGTAAAAACATAATTGCCTAAAGCCCATTTCAGAAAATAACCTATTGCCCTAACATTAATTGGGAATATTATATTTCCAGATGCAGAATAATAACCCGGTCTTAATTCTCTTCTTCCTCTATATAATCCACTCTCAAATTCAACATTCGGATTGTCTGGCTCGTCTAATCCTGCTGACGCAATTTCTATATGAAACTTGGCATCGTGCGGAATTGCCGGATTAAAATTCTGCTCTTCTGTAAAACCTGCGTATCTTCTAACAGTTACCATCGTATCTCTCCTTTCTATTCGTAGACTGTGTAATATGCTTTACACGTGTAAATTGAACTAAATATATTTCCTCTTTTATATTGAGGATTGCTTCCCTCAAAACTTTCACTTCTAATATCACTAAAAAAAGTTCCATGTCCGAAACCTAAAGTCCGGTCAGTTAATAAAACTCTTTTTGCTCTTGCCGCTAAACTGTTTGCGTCTTTGAATCCTTGTCTTTGGTCTGTATTATATATAACGCTTATCACTATTATTTCCGTATTCCAATATTCTGTTATTAGATAATTTTCATCTGTTTTTGATAACCTTGATAAACCCTGATTAATCCATAATGCCGGAGTAGTCGGTTTTTGTGATGTAGCTTCTCCGATTACCAAAGTCTTTACATCTGACAAAATCCCTCCGTCAATATTGATTTCAGCTTTTAAGGTTGTTTCAATCGCAAGCATTATATCATCAATCGCATCTTCTAAAGTTTTAGATTCCACTTTCTACCTCCCTCTGCGCTCTTCTGATAAATTCGTCAACCCTTTTTTCACCTCTTGCTACTCCTCTTTCGTGATAAGGATTTGGCTTTTGACCTTTCACGCTTTTAGTGAATATTACCTGCCCTTGTTTGTTTACAAATCTTAAAAACTGCGCTCTTTTTGGGACTATCGGAGTTCCACGTTTTCCGTATATTCCCGTCCCCAAAGCTACAAATAAAGCGTATTCTGGACCATCGTGTATTTTGTATTCCCAATCATTTACTTTTTTCAGTTTCCATTTCTGTAATCTTCCTTTATCAACCGGACTTTCATCAATAAACCCTGCCTGTATTTCCATAACCAGATATTTGAAAGCTCTCTTTCCTACTTGGTCCGGAACTTTTGTCAATTTCTCTAATTGTTTTGGGTCTATCTCTAAATTATACATAATCCTCTAAATCCATATCCTTGCCGGCAACGATACTAAAACCAAAATTGGCTTTCTTTTTGTATAAACTTAATTCACGCCTTAATTCTGTGGTTAAAACTTGGTCTTTGATTAGTTGAGCGTTCATATTTTCTATTGTGATAACTGGACTTTCTCTATTGGCATAAGCTAATTTAATCATATTTGCACACGCTCTCATAGCAATATTATGTATCCCTTCCGGTATAACTCTGGTATATACATTCCCCACGTATAAATAACTGCCTACATTATTTGCCATTCTAATCCCAACACTTTTAACGCTGTTGAGAGTGTCATCTGTCCCTAAATAACCTCTTACTTTTTTCCATTCGTATTCATATATCAGCGGCAAATCAATTGCTTTCACAATATTGGTGCAAGTAATATCATCTGACAGAACTATCTGCAAATCTCCTCTTTCCAAATCAAGGTCATAACTCATAATATCCATATCAAGAGTTTTAGCTTTGCTTAAATCCTCGTCTATAACTGAATACGCTATGATATCATTTGCTACCGTGGTCTGTAAGGTGAATTGGTTTACTGCAAATATCCCGCTTGGGACTATGTCTATTTCGTCAATATCTTTTTCTACTATGGCTACTGAACACTTTTTCCCTGTCCACGGTTTTTCAGCATTAACCAACATCAATTTATCACCAAAATCTAAATCTCTTATTAAGTCCCTTCCTCTGTCGCGGTCAATCAGACTTTTAATCTGTTTAAGGTAATTCTCAATTAAGGTGTTCAAATCAGTATCAGAATTTAAAGCCAAATCATCGTATTTTGTGCCGGTATAATTTCTAACTTCCTGAACAGTAGAATAATATCTCATTTTTTCTTCTCTCCGTGAACTCTAATAAAGTGCATACGTAAAGATTCTTCACTTTTAAAAGTCTTCTTACATATAGGACATTCATACTCTATTTTGATTATTTTCAAATCTCTTGTTGCTTTAATCAAAGGAAAATCCTTATCTCTTATTTCATAAGTTGATGTGGTTTGTGGTGGATAGCCACGTTCACCCCTGCTTATTTTTTGTGTATTTTTATTATAAACTGTAATTTTCATACTCCCTCCTGTATATATAATATTTTTAATCCAACGTGTGCTTTAATCTGTTTCCAACTTGATTTTTTTACTGCAAATGGCTCTGTTGTTTCATAAGGTTGGAATATATGATTCCCTCTTTCAATCTCAAAAGGTGTTTTATTCGTAACCTGTATTACCATATCCCCTTCTTCCCATTTCGGTATTGTTGGAGTTGGTAATTTTTCTAAAA